CAAGTACAGACGTCAGTATAAAATCATTGATTTGTATGTTAAGTACAAAGAAAAGATGAAGCTGGCTACTTCTTATGGTAATGACTTCTTTAAATTTGTTTCAAGCGATGGTAAGATACATACGCAATTCAATCAAATACTTGACACAGGTCGAGTGGCCAGTAAAAAGCCCAACATGCAGCAGATACCTGCTGATAATAAGTTCCGTAATTGCTTTTTGGCTCCTGATGACTGGTGTTTTGTTAGTAGCGACTATTCTAGTCAAGAGCTTAATGTAATTGCATTTGGTTCTAAAGATCCTGTATGGATAAAAGCTCTTAAACAAGGACAAGACTTGCACAGTGTATGTGCTGACTTAGTTTATGGTAGAGAGTGGTATGAGGTAGCTGAAGAAGACTGTGCCTATTTTGTAAACGATGCTAAACTTAAATGTAAGTGTCTTAAACATGGTAAGCTACGTACAAATGTTAAGACAATTAACTTTGGACTAGCCTATGGTATGGGACCGCATAAACTTGCAGATACTCTTGATATTAGTATCAAAGAAGCAGAAATATTGATAGAAAAATACTTTGCTGCGTTCCCATCTATTGGAGGTTTTCTAGACAAGCTAGGTAGCTTTGGTAAGAAGTTTGGTTACATCAAAACATTTCCACCATATAATAGACGTCGTTGGTTTCCTACATGGCATCCTCGTATTTATAAAGACAAGAGTCAAGCATTTGAACTTGGTAGTATAGAGCGTGCTAGTAAGAATACACCTATCCAGGGTGCATCAGCTGACATGACTAAGAAAGCATTGATACTTATCAGAGATGAGATCAAGTTGTATAATCTACCTGTCAAGATAGTAATGACTGTGCATGACCAGGTAGATACAATATGTAAGATTAGCTACGCAGATAAGTGGGTAGTTAGAATGACAGAATTGATGGAGCAAGCAGCTCTCGAAGTAGTAACTAACGGTCTGCTAAAAGCGGACACAAATATTAGTAAATCATGGGAAAAGTAAGAGCATATAATATATCTAACTTAAAAAAATGTCATAGTATACTAAAGCTTGTAGCTGAGGTAACAGAGACTGATTATAAAGAGATAAAAAGCGATGCTAGGTATAGAGAAGTTGTAGATGCACGTCGTATGTTTTGTGTACTTGCACGTAAAAATCTTTATATGCCTTTTAAGGCTATAGGTAAGTTTGTAAAAAGAGATCATGCCTCTGTAGTATACTACAATAAGCAGCATGACGCCCTTATGCAGACAGATAAAACTTATGAGTATTTCTTTAATTTATGTGAGTATGCCGTAAAAGAAGGTAAAGTAGAAATTACTGAAGATGAAACTATGGACTACATAGATGCAATTGTAACAGAAAATAAATATTTAAAAACAGAATTAAAGGCGTTGACTAAACAGATGTCTGAGATTCGTAAAGCATTACAAGATGAAACCTGAATATGATTATAGTATGATTGCTTGCACGATAGGATTTGCAGTAATATTAGTAACAATAATAACTATGTTAATTATAAATCAATGACAAACACATACACACTAGAACTAGACGGGGGATACCACGTTGAGGTTCATTATGAACACCACAAACCTGAGTTGGATTATGTACATGGTACCGGCACTTATGGGGGCGTTACTGTATATTTTATTTATGCAAACTTACCAGATATAAATGGTAAAATGCTACAAGTAGATGTCTTACATTTTCTTACTAGTACCGGTCTTGTGGATATAGAGGAGTTAGAACAGCATATAAAAGATGATATAATATGAGTAATCTAACACCTGAAGAAGACAAAGTTATAGATATACTGATGGTGACTGCCTTGTTTAGATGTTTTCATGAGCATCTATACACGATAAAAGGTAGTCACTCTCAGGTTCTTAAAATGAAGTTTAACCGCCTTGTCAAAGTTGGTAGACAATATGAAGCAGAAATACATAAGCATTATGGTGAAGACTCTAACATTGAGGCTATCTATGATGAACTTATGGAGCTCATGTTTACAATTAGACAAAGCATAGAAAAATCAGTAGAAGATGGTAAACAAGAAGTCAGCTAATTCGTACCAAAAGTTATTTGATAATGGTACGATAAGTAAAAGACAAGCTCAAGTTCTGAAGGTGCTACACCTAGAGCTGGGCCAAGCAACAAATAGAATGATTGCTAATAAATTAGGTTGGGATATTAATAGAGTTACAGGTCGTATATCAGAACTTCGTAATAAAGGTCTTGTGTCACATGCGGGTGATTACTATGATAGTCAAACAGAACGAACTGTTAATTTATGGAAGACTGCATAATGTCGAATCTAATAAAAACAAAAGATGAAGAACAAAGAAAAGCGCTCAACAACTGGGCGAGGAATGCTTTTATTGGTAGCATCATTGCTGGGACTGGTTTTGGTAAGTCTCGTTGTGGTGTTATTGCTGTTGGTAAAACTCTTGATGATACTGAAGATGGTAGGGCTATTGTCTTAGTTCCCACTACACAGTTACAAGAACAATTTAAACAAGAGTTTATCAAATGGGATTATGAGCACGTACTAGATCGTGTAGATATTCTTTGTTATCAATCAGCATACAAGCTTGAGGAAGAGCATTACACCGTGGTGGTTTGTGATGAGATACACCTCGGCCTATCGCCTGAGTATCGTAAGTTCTTTGAGAACAATACTTGGGATAAGATATTATGTATGACTGCAACACTGCCAGAAGATATGGAATACAAAGAGGTATTGGATTCTGTAGCTCCTACAGTGTATCAGATCTCGCTTGACAAATGTGTTGAGCTTGGTCTAGTATCCCCCTATGAAATATACTGTATACCTGTAGAACTTACGTCTATAGAAGAAAAAGATTACAAGAAAGCAAACAATTTGTTTGTTTACTATAAGTACAAACTAGGACAGTTCGACGCCTTTGACCAGGCTAAGTATATCATGGGACCAGGAAAACACACAGCAACAAATGAAGAGAAAGCTTCAGCTGCACAGTTCTACAGAGCTATACGTGATCGTAAAGCCGTGGTAGATCATGCAGATAATAAAGTTGCGGAGTTACAAAAGATTGTCATTAGGAATATAGGTGAGAAGTTGCTTGTTTTTGGTGGTAGCAATGAGTTTACAAATAAACTTGCTGAAGCTACAGAACCATTCTCAACTACATATCATAGTGGCATAAAAAAGAAAGCTAGAGATCAAGCATTGGAGGACTTTAAATCAGGTAATAAACCTGTGCTGTGTTCAACCAAAGCTTTGAATCAAGGTTTTGATGTAGCAGATGCAACCATGGCTGTTATTTGTGGACTAACCAGCAAAGCTTTGACTATGATACAAAGAGTTGGTCGTATCATTCGTTATCAAGAAGATAAGATTGGTAGGATATATGTACTCTATGTTAAAGATAGTCAAGAAGAAAAGTGGTTAAAGAGTAGTATTAAATCTTTAAACAATGTAGTATGGAAATAAAAGATATAGTAGTAACTCGCGGTATGTCTGTTGAGATGATGCTGCTTGCCATAAAACTTATAAATAAAAAGTATAAGGTAGAATCATATTATGATTATCCTAAACTTATATTGAAAGAGTTTAAATGTAAAGTTACTTTAACGGAAGTGATGAGGGCCTTTGATGCGTCATGGGCTATGGATGATTTTATATTAAATAGAAAACAGTGCGGAGATGGATATTAATCTTAAACTAATTAGTTCTCAAGGTTTATCACCCGATGAGTATGTTTATTTATATATAGTTTATAGAGAAGCCTATGGTATACTAGATGATGTCAAACTAAGTGATGTTAGACAGAATCTTATAGACAATGGCTGGCTTGTGGAGGGGGAGCTTGACCTTGTTAGCGCTAAGTTTGAAAAGTTATTTGTTAGTAATATTGATGAAATGTTTGCTGAACTTATTGGACTTTATCCTAACAGGGTTAAAACTTCTTCAGGTAATATCCGCGTGCTTTGTGCTAAAGATCCAGAGGCTGCTAGTAATACTAAAGCTAAAAGACGATATGAAAGAGTTGTAAAAAGTAAGCCTCACATACATACTAAGGTAATGCAGGGCCTGCGTAATCAACTTAAAGTTACTGAGCTGCAGTATATGCAGAACATAGAGACATGGTTAAATAATTATACTTGGGAAAAGTATGAAAATATAGATGAATCAGATGGAGAATCAAAACGGAACACCAGAAAGCTTTGATGTATTTAAAACTAGAGGCTTTCAAAAGATAGATAAAGCAGTCAATCAATCTATCGCTGTAGTTAAACAAGCTAAGTTGGGACAAAGAAATGTTCTGAAGACTGCGTGGCCTAGACTAAACAAGAATCTTCTTGGTGGTCTACAACAAGGTAAGATGTATGTTATTGCAGGTCGTCCTGGTGTTGGTAAATCAGCATTCAGTAATCAACTTGTATTTGACGTACTAGATAATAACTCTCACAGAGATATTATTGTACTATATTGGACCTTTGAGATGCCCGGTTACCAACAGGTAATGCGTAGCGCCTCAAAAGATGTGAAGAAACAGATGGGTGAGCTGCTATCTGTAGAATCTCCACTGTCTGATATAGATTTTAAAACATATGCTAGCAAGGTTAGAAAGTTCTCTAACTATAATATATACTTCAACAATGTCCCACGGACTATGGAGTTTATACAGAATGCTAATGAAGATGTGTTTAATACTAGTCCCGGTGCAACTATCATTAACTTGATGGATCACTCTAGACTTATTCGCGGCAGTGAAGATAGTGAGCTACAGAAGCTTAACACAGTATCCAAGGGGTGCATGTGGATGCAATCACGTATGGGCACTATCAATATATTGCTATCACAGCTCAATCGTAACATTGAACAAGAGCATCGTGCTAAGGCACAATACCAACCTATGCTATCAGATTTATTTGGTGGTGACAGTATTGGTCAAGATGCGCATGTTGTTATGATGTTGCAGCGTCCTCATGATTTGTATGGTATTACGGGGGACTATTGCGATGAAGATCCGGTTGGTCTTCTTGCCTGTCATGTTGAGAAGAACCGTGATGGTTTACTAGGCATGATACCATACGAAGCAGAACTGAGTACATTCACAATAAAAGAGAGAAGATGATTACATTACCTAAGAAAGTGGTCAAGGCGTCCCGTAAATCGCCTAAGAATATGGTAATCTATGGTCCACCAAAGATTGGTAAGACTACTGCATTATCACAACTAAAAGATTGTTTGATTATTGATCTTGAGGCCGGTTCAGATATGGTTGATGCACTAAAAGTGCAAGCACATAGTTTGAGTGAGCTATCAGAGATTGGTAAAGCAATTATGAAAGAAGGCAAACCGTATAAGTATATTGCTATTGATACTATCACTAAGCTTGAAGAGTGGTGTGAGGAGGAGGCAAAGAAGATATACACAGCTACACCTATGGGTAAGAACTTTGAACAAAAGAATCCAGGTGCATCTGTACTATCATTACCTAACGGTGCAGGCTATCTATATCTACGTATTGCATACAAGAAATGGATAGATAGATTGAACAAGCTAGCAGATCACATTATACTAGTTGGTCACCTAAAAGATAAGATGCTTGAGAAGAAAGGCAAAGAAGTTGCAACTAAAGATCTTGATTTGACTGGTAAGATTAAGTCTATCACATGCGCAAACGCTGATGCTATTGGTTATATCTACAGAGAAGATGAACAAACTATGATTTCGTTCAACTCTATGGATGATGTGACTGCAGGCTCACGTTGCGATCACTTAAAGGGCCAGACCATGCCTTTAGAATGGTCAAATATATTTATTGATTAACCGCTTAAATTAAAAAAATCATGATTGAAGCAAGAACAAATCCTGGCGAGGCTACGCAGACAAACACAACACCATCAACTATTACTGTAACTATGATCTTGGAGGACCTTGATAATGGCATTGACCGCCCAGGTATACAAGAGAAGTACGGTCTACAAAAGTGGGAGGTAACACAAATGTTTCAGCACCCTGCATTGAAGGGTAAGAAGGCTAAGAAAGTACGTAAACTTTCTTTTAACTTTGTTGATGACACATTACCAGATCCTAACCAGACTAGTATTGTAGATACTGCAGACATGCACGTCCCTGATGTAGATGTACATACAGAAGCGTCTATGATTGTAGAAGCTACACCTGAGTTACAGGACCAAGAAGATGAATTTGATTTTTAATTATTAATTATTTTAAACTATGGCTATTAAAAGCAATGC